ATACGATAGCCAAGCACATGAGACAGCTCCGTACCTTGGTCAATGAGGCAATCAACCAGGGATATATGCACGCAGATGCTTATCCGTTCAGAAAGTACAAAATCAAACAGGAGAAGGGCAGACATGAGTTTCTTACCCCGGACGAGCTGAAGAAGCTGGAAACGGTCGAGGTGGAAGAGGAGTCCATGCGCCATGTGCTCGATGCCTTCCTGTTTTGCTGTTATACCGGATTGCGCTATTCTGACTTCTGCCAGCTCACACCTGAGAATTTCATTAGAGTAAACGGCAAACGGTGGCTGTACTTCAAATCCGTCAAGACAGGAGTGGAAATCCGTCTGCCGTTACATCTGCTGTTTGAAAGCAGGGCATTGGGCATTCTTGACCGTTATCCGGATATAGGTAGTCTTGCATCCCTACCCTGTAACTCGGAAGTGAATAAGCAGCTTCGAAAGCTGGCCGGATTGTGTGGTATCAAAAAACGGATAACCTACCATGTGAGCCGTCATACCTGTGCCACCCTGCTGGTTCATCAGGGAGTTGCGATTACAACAGTCCAGAAGCTGCTCGGACATACTTCCGTAAAGACCACACAGATTTATTCGGAGGTACTTTCCAGCACCATTGTGCGTGACTTGAAAAATGTTCAAAGGAAAAGGAAAAAAGTAAAGATGTTTCCCGATAAAGGCTTGAGAACATCTGATTTTATAGACAATCGGTAGATTTCATGAACCCTATTTGTTTTCTATTAATATTGTGACTTTTTAAATTCTTCGGATAATCGAAATATTGCTCCTGATTATTTTTTTCAATATGGATTGAATATGGAATAGTTTTCACTATCTTTGCAGTGTAACCAGGAGCTTGATGGCAATAAATATTGTCATCGGGCTCTTTTTTTATTGTCATATCGTGGCAATGGATTTAAGTAATTCTGCAACAATGACGCAAGTAAATAGACATATCTTTGGAACAATATATTTTATAATCAAGACAAAGTAATGAAAGACGTAATTTACAATTTTATCAACGAGCACATGATGATACACATTGTACTGATAGCCTTGTGTATCGCAGCCACTATCGGCGCAATGTTCGTGGATCTGGTCTCAGGGATAATGAAGGCCAAACAACGCGGGGAGGCAAGAACATCCACGGGGTATAAGAAAACAGCAGTCAAGGCGAAGAAGTATTTCACTCCATTTATAGAGTTGTGCTTCATTGATCTGTTATGCTGTGTGGTTATCCCCTTTCCTGTTTTTTCAATGATTTGGACGGGTTACTGCATTTTCTGTGAGTTTAAATCAGTTCGTGAAAAATCATGGGAAAAAGCGGAGTTGCGCAAAGCAGAAAAGACAATGAGTGTGATCATCGAGAACAAGGATGATATCGCCAAGATCATGGCTCAGATACTGTTTGATGAGGGACAGGGGGCAATCAGTAGGAATAATGAAAAACCGGCCTCGCCAGACCGGTAAACTCAGTTCTATTACATGAAAAAAACATGCTATGTTTTTGTGCAAATATAGCTATATTCTTTTTATGAAAAAACAAAAAGGAGGATAAGAAATGAAGTTTTTTACGATTGCGGAACTCTGCAAGTCAACAACTGCTGACCGCTTGGGTATCAATAACAGATGCAGACAGGAGCATGTGACTGCTCTGACTGCCTTGGTGGACAACGTACTGGACCCGTTACGCACATGGTGGGGAAAGCCTATAACAGTAAACAGTGGCTATCGCTGTCCGGAACTTAATGCGGCCGTTAGGGGAAGTAAGACCTCGCAGCACATGAAGGGGGAAGCTGCTGATATTGACACTGGAGACAGACAGCAAAACAAGCTGTTGTTTGAGTATATCCGAAAGAACCTACCCTATGACCAGTTGATTGACGAGTCTAACTTCGCTTGGGTGCACGTCAGTTATCGGGCTGACGGAAATAACAGGATGCAAGTTTTGAAACTCTAAAAACTGCAACTATGGAAAAAGAACCAGGATTTTTTGTGAAAGATACTGATAACTTGCGTGCCAGACTCATTATCACGAGTGAAACGGTTAAAAACTCTCGCCTTGAATGGGCATGGAGAATTGGAATTACTGTCGCTGTGGCTGCTTCAATCATCATGCAGATTTTATGATGTGGTTATATAATAAGGTTATGAACTGGGTAAGCCGGCATATATTGCTGGCTCCTTTCATGTGTCTGTTCCTGCTGTTTGCCTGTGGCAGCTCGCATAAGGCTGTCAAATCCAACACAGAGATTATAATGAAGGATAGTACACGTGAATCTGTCAACATCGTATACGGATCAAGTACGTCTTTGAGCGAACTCATTACCACTAATAGTAACTATGTGATTGATTTCTGTATCTATGATACCCGAAAGCCGCCCGACAGTCTGACCGATAAACCTCCGTTACTGGCAGATGGGCATATAGAAGGTGATTTCAGCAAAAATAGAAAGAAGGAAACTGCAACCAAAGACAGTACGGAGGTGAAAGCCGATAAGGATATTACTTCTGATATTTATGAAAAAAAGCGATCAGAAACCATAAAAGAGAAAAAAGAATCCACGCTGTTTAAACAAATCGGTTTTGTCTGTGCTTGTGTAACCGTTTTGATTGTCGTTATGCTGATAGTAAAACATTGGCGCAACAGATAAGCTTCATCATAAGACTTTAAATTTATAAATTGAACTATCCCAGTGATGAGTTGGAATGTGGTAAAAGCAACAAGACATTTATATGTATGTCGGATTCCTCTTGTGATTATTGTAAGGATTATATCTTCATACATATCATTATTGTTGCTTTTCTTGTAAATACTATTTCTTATTTGTAAGTTTGCGAAAAATAAGAATATGGCTAAGTTTTATGATATAACAGAATGGAACGAAAAACCCTTTTTTAACACTAAAGGTACACGCAATAAATGTGTGGTTAGTAATCCTGAAGATGACTGTGTATATTTTTTCAAAACCTCTATGTTGAAAGAAGGTAAAGATTACAAACCAGAGTTCTGGTCTGAAATTATATCTTCAGAAGTAGGTCGTTCTTTAGGATTTGATGTATTAGAATATAATATAGCAAAACATGAAAGTGAAATAGGATGTATTTCTAAGTCCATGAATACCGAAGAAGAATGTTTGACTGAGGGGGTGAGTATATTAACTGGCTATGATAATACTTATAAGCCTGAAAATAAAGAATCATATTCAGCTTATACCTTTCATTTTATAAAATCGGCAATCGAAAGTTTCAATTTGGGTGAACAGATAGAAGATATCATAAAAACTATCATTTTTGACAGCATTATTGGGAATAGTGATAGGCATCAAGAAAATTGGGGATTTATTACGCCATACAAAGAAACCGAATTGACTAATGAAGAAGCAAACCATATCTTTTCTAAATTAAAAGATCGTTTTAAGCAAATAAAGGATTTTTTATCTAAAAACGAAGAACTCAAGAACCCGAACGGACATGTAAAAATGAAAATTCTCAAAATGGAAGGTAGGTATTCTCCAATATATGATAGCGGTTGTTGTTTAGCTAGAGAAAAAAGTGAAGACGCAGTAAAGCAGATGCTAAATGATGATATAATGTTTGATAGTTTTATCAATCGAGGTAAATCTGAAATAAGATGGGGAAACGATGGAATCAAATTGAATCATTTTGAGCTTATAAAAAATATAAGAGTCGAATATCAAGAAATAGTTGATAACATAATAAATAATGTTATATCTTTGTATGATGAAAACAAAATACGTGATATAATTTTTAATATAGATAAAGAACTTCCAAATGATTTGAGGAAAGAATATGGTTTATCCTCTTATCGTAAGGAGCTGATATTTAAACTGATAAAAGAACGCATTTTGAGATTAAAAAACATTATATTATGAAGAGATATATAAAGCGCATCTATCTAATCTGGAGACGTGGCAGAAATGACAGTCGAATAAAGATAGGTAAAATAACTCGAAATCAGACTGAAGGAGTTAGGTTTGAATATATATCTGATGGAGTAAAAGAAGCTTTAGAAAAAGGCTTTAATATGTATCCTGACTTTCCAAACCCAGAAGTTGTATATAAAAATAATGTTTTAGAGGTATTTGCTCAACGCTTAACTAATACGGAGCGTTCCGATATACAAAAATATTATAATTATTGGGAGATTAACCCTAAATTGAAAGAGAATAAATACTACGTACTGGCTCAAACTCAAGGATTGTTATCAACAGATAATTTTGAATTTTTGGCAGAATATTACCCTGTTCGTGATTTAAAATTTACTAGTGAGGTTTGCGGGCTGACAAGAAGACAGTTACCTAGTGGAATATTAAAGGAAGGGGATATACTCGAATGGAAGTTGGATAAGAGAAATTTGTATGACAAATATGCAGTGCAACTCTTTAAGGATGGTATAGATATAGGATATGTTAAAACTGTGCATAGTAAGGTTTTTCATGATTCGAAATATAAACTTTTTAAAGTTCAAGTAAAGAGTGTAGAACAAAATGGACATCTTAACAGAGCGTTTATTTCAATTACAACAATAGATAAAAAGCATTCTAGATCTTATTGAATACAATCTTCCTGACGACATGTTGACATACGGTTTCTTTTCATGCTTTTGCCAAAAAAGCAGTTCATTTGGGTAAAGAAAATACTTAACAATAGGTAAATATTCACAGGGAGAATTTCAATTGGATAGATGTGCAAAAATTCTCGATTGTGGAAAATATCTTAATTCAATGATATTAGTGATAAAGCAAGACTGGAAGAAATTCTACGTTTTAATCCGACTATTGAACAGCTAAGATTATTTAGGGAGAATAGAAAAGGCAGCCAAATAAGCTGCCTTACATTTACCCTTTCATCATATCGGGGTTAAAAACATAATCAATAACCCTACTGTTAACATCATTAATTACGGAAAAATCTTTTTTTATGTATAGATCTGTCATTCTGTTCTCTTTATCTACATGATTTAGTGCTTCTCCTACTGTACCTTTGTCCACTTTTAAATCGTTTCGTGCGATGGAAGCGAAAGAATGCCGGGCTGCGTAAAATTCCAAATCTTCAATGCCAAGAACTTTCCCTATCTGTTTCAAACCTACATTTATGGCAACATTGAGTCTGCCATAAGTGGAATACTTTTTATATAACCTAAAAACTCTTTCTTCGGATACGTCCTTATACTTTTCGTATATGGGCAATATGAAGGGATGAATGTTAACGCTTATTTTTGCTTTATCAGTCCTTCTTGTTGCAGTTTTTGCCCTGTTGTATGTGATTGTAAGCGTTCCCTTGCTTTCGCTTATAGTGTCACAAAGAAACAAATCTGCCGAGTTCATACCCATCAAGCAAAAGGATAATATAAACATATCCTTTGCAAAATTAAATCTGCAATCCTTCTCCTTTTTATCTTTAGTGAGTATATATGGCAGGTTGTATATGGCTCTGATAGTATCTGCGTCCAAAGCTCTTTCGCGGGTACATATTATATTAGGTATAGAATACTTGGTAAATGGAGACCATGGTATCTTTATGTCCCCTGCTTCTTCATCATTATATTCTTTTTTAGCTTCGTTATGCAAATGCCTGATTGCTCCCATATATAAAGAGAGTGCACGTCTTTGACCGAGATGTTCTTCATACGATTTCAAGAATTTGTAATTTATCTCCTTAAAATCCAATTTCTCCCGTCCCAGGAATTTTGTTAAAGAGTTTACCATGCAGGAATACACATTGATTCCATGCTTCTCTCTGTTCTCATCTATCCATTTGCGGGCGTAGGAAATGAAGTCTATTTTTAGAGATGATTCATCAGTTTTGGTTATATGCTCCACAAGTTCTGTTATATCCATATCGTTTATGAGCAATGACAACAGGTTGCACTTGCTCCGATATATGGATATGATGTTATTTAATTCATCTAAGATGGACTGATTTTTGATTTTAAACCCCTTGGTTATATCTTCTTTCGTAACATATATGGAAGTGGGAATCCTTTTAAGCTTCCTATTGTGTGTGACTCTTATCTTAACGTTGTAAGTGCCATCTATTCTTTTCCTATCTTTAAATATTTCATATTTGAATGTTGCCATAATCGTGTATGTATGTTGAAACTATGTTGAAACAATTTCACGCAAAAGTAACTCTTTGGCGCAAAAGTGGCAAATAAATTTTTTGTTCACATGAGAAAAAAACTTTCCCAAAAGCTTTGTATTATTGATTTTCTATGTATCTTTGCATCGTTATTATTTCTCGGGGTATTAGCTCATCTGGCTAGAGCGTTAGACTGGCAGTCTAAAGGTGGCGAGTTCGAGTCTCGCATGCTCCACTTTTTTAATGATAAAATGAAGGTCTGCGAAGCA